CGCAACTGCGGCTTCAACGGTTGTGGGTTCTGACATTTCATCCTCCTCGGATGGTGTTGGGGTTGTTTCTGTTGGGGTTTCGGTTTCGTCGGGTTCGCTTTCATCGGGTGATGAAGCGGCGACTGAATAGACCTGTGCTGATTCGTACGCTGGCACAGTGACAAGCGACAGTTCTACAAATCGGGCTTGAGAGACCTCTAGAGTCCCGTCTGACAGGCGCTTGAACTTGGTGGGGATTGCGCCCACCGAAACGCTGTCTAAAGCGCCGTCGGCGAGAAGTGCAAGAGCGTCATCGGCGGCGCGAGTGGCGCTCAGTTTTGCCACAAACATCATGCCTTCGCTGGTGGACACTCTTTCGGTGACTCGACCAATGACGCGCGTGTCGTCGTGGTATTCCAAGAGCTTCGGCATTGGGCCGTCCTCGGGCAGTGAGCCTTCAAGGAAGACCACACTCTCGCCACCACTCAATTGGGCCTTGACATTCCACGGAACAGCAAGGCCAGTAATTTGACGCGACGGTTCACCATCAGCAGACGCGTCCAGCGTGATCTGTTGAGCGGTCAATCTAATCATGAATATTCTTCCTCGCGGTTTCCTGAATCAAAAGCTGGTTCGCGCTCAACATTCCCTAAATCGTTTTCGTAAACATAATCCGAAACATCAAATTTGACGTAGCGTCCACGCGGCAAAAGTTGGTTCATTGACAAAGTTTGCTCAATGGCATCCAAATACTGTTTGGTGCCAAACAAGTAAAGATCTTGACGTGCCTGTTGCGCGTTCTGGTATGTGTAACCCTGTACGCCAATGCCGAGCAAATAAGCAGGTATTCCAGTGGCCCGAGACAGTTCTAGCGACTGGAATTGACGCGACTCAATCAGTTGCAGTTTGTTCGGGTCACTGGAAAACTCTTTAAAAGTCACGACGCTGTTAAGTGCGCCAATAGCACCAACTTGTCGAGCGTTACGCCAAGCAGCTGCAAGTTCGGAAAGATCTTCGGCTGACATCGGTTCGGATGCGTCGGTCTGTTGCAACCAACCAGCAGCAATTTCGTTGACAGCAAAACGGTCGGCGGCTTGCTGAAGTTTTAAGGCCGTCATGATTGCCCGGTTGCCTGTATAGAGCAGACCTTGAGTCGGTGCCAAGAATTGCACGACGTCATCGGTTGCAAGTGGGTAACCGTTAAATTCGACTTGGTCGGACGGGCCAAACCATTGCGGTCCAGCCTGATCCATGGTCGTAACCATTGCCGCAGGTAACCATTGGAACGAAAGCGGGCGACCTGTGGCAGTTGATCGGCTAGTGATGTACCAAAATCCGCGACCGTGAAGCATAAGGTCCGTGACGAGCTGGGAAAAGATGAAGTTCCGCGTGACCTTGGGATCGGGCTGATCCATCCACGACTCGTTCTCCAAATAGATCTCTTCGTACTCTTCGCCAGTCCATTGCGTCGTGTAATGCTTCAGTTCTAAGCAGCCGACCATGGACGCAATCATTTGAATCGAGCGGGCAACAGTAGGAACAGAGAGGGCCAGTTCTTGCGACGCCCCGACGGAGTACGTATAGAACTGACCCACCTGTGCGGCAGAACCTGCTGCAGCCTGTATCGGCGCGGACGCAAACGCTGGGGTTGCGCTTACTTTCTTGCTACCGAAAAGAGCCATCACTAGCGATTCTCTCACACTTTTTGTCTTGTGTTAAGTACCCTCAGCCAAAAGCGAAAGCGGCACGCGACGACCGTACTGGTTTGGACGCGAGCATGATTCCCCACACGGCACAGCGCGCCAACTCAATCGGACCGGGTGACTTCTGCGAACTGAGCACAATAGACCCGCCTGTTTTTACGGCGACGGCTCGGGCGAGATGTTCGGCCAGTGCGATATCGCCAGTGTGGTTGACTCGGTCCTCAACGATCATGGCGCGACAAGCTGCAGTCCATTTGAGCAACTCGGCGTAGCCGACGATTTGCATCCGACGCCGTAGGTCTGGTGGACAGTGAATTTCTAGCGATGGAGTGACAGCAAGTTTCACGGTTTGGTCGTGCATGATCCGCACAACTTCCTCCCACATTTGTGCAGCTGACTCGACAACAAACGCAACCGACACGATCACGCGTCCGTCGTCAAAAGCGGTTGAGATTCCAACATACCGCGAGTCGTCAACCGATGAGTCAATGGTGAGCCACTGGGTTGCTGGTGCTGGTCGCTCGGATTTGCGATCATTCCATAAGTTGATCGGCAAATAAGAGTTTGTCGAATCCACCCACAGATTGAGGTGGCCACGAATGAACGCTTGACGGTTCGGTGAGTCGTAAGCCAACTCCAAAGCCTTAGCCGTGATCGTCGTCCCCAGAGCTGGGTTTGCCCATCCCCAGTGCGACCGATCTTCAAGACTCACACCAGGCGGAAGTGACCACTCGGCAAAATAGAGCGCCGTGGGTTGACCCGAGTCAATCGCCGCGATGCCTTGCTCTCGAAGTTGCAACAACACTGTTGAACCTTGGTCGCCAGCAGTTGAGAACATCATCATCATCGGATTCTTAACCGCAATCTGCGAAGGCCGTAAAGCCGTGAACACAACGTCGGGACCAATGTCCCAGACTTCGTCAACCAGCAGAACTGACGCAGTCATACCGTGAGCGTGAGCTGACGCCGCGACAACCGAGATGCTTGAGCCGTCTGGAAAGTTGATCCGCTCGTCACCGTTTTGCCAACGAACCTTGCAATCAAAGTTTTCAAGGTCGCGGACAACGTCACGAAACAAGGCCATGCTTCGACGTTTTTGGTTGGCCACAATCACAATCGTTTGAGGCTCGCGACGTGCAGCTGCATACTCGGTAGCCATAAACCCAGCGACCGCCCGCATCACAAGACTCTTGCCGTTCTGACGGGCCGTACTAATACAAGCCTCACGAAACACAAAGTCGCCGTCAGCATCCACAGTCAACGCGTCATTTACGATTCGCTTTTGCCATTCCATGAGCTCAATATTGAGCACGCGCTTAGCCCAAGCAGTTAGGGCAGGACCAAAACTTTCACCGGGTGGAACAGGCGTCACCAACCTCGGCTCGATACGGCCAGATATGACTGAACCACCGCTGGTTCGGGCTGGTTCTTGCTGGTTCAGGCTAGTTGAGGGTATTTCTAAGTGGGGGCTCGGGGTGGACTGTTTGTCTAAAAAAGAAAACGGTGTTTCCGTTTTTCTTTTTTCGGATGGTTTGGTTGTTCCGTTGGTGGCGTTGTTGCGGTTTTGTATTCGAGCTGCGGTTTTACGGTTGACGTATGTTGCGCCTCGGCTTGCGTTGCAACTGGCGCATGATCCGACAATGTTGGTTCTGTCGTATGGGTCTATGCCGGCGTCGACTTCTATGACGTGGTCGGCTTGTGTGGAAGGTTTTCGCCTGCACCAGTGGCATACGGGTTCGTCTTGGATGACTTGGGCCCGTAGTTGTTTCCATTGTTTGGTTCCGTAGATGGGGTTGCCGCTCATGTCAAGAGCATAGGGCAAGGTCAAGGGAACTACCGCCCAAAGCGGAAGGGCGCCGCTTCGGTTGGTCTCGTTTGTCATGGGTTGCGCGTGTGGTTTGTGTCCCCCACTATTTAGGGCAAGTAGCCCATGGGAGCCTGTCTATTTGTGTTCGGTGGACAACCATTCGCCTTTGCGTTAGGGAACGCTGATCGCTCACAATGCGTGAGCGTCTACCCTCGTTTCCGAGTGTTCCCAGAGCAGGGGTCAGATTCCTGCAAGGGCTAATGCTCCTCTCGTTAGGAGCTGATGGTGTCAGTTGTGATGGGACGCTAGACGCGCTCAATCAGTCAGGTCAATGAGGGTCAACGGTTGGGTGCTTATGGGACTCGAGCGCAACCCATTGGCCGTTGATATTCATTTCGGCAAACTTGATTTGATCGGGACGATAGAAGTTGCCGTTGATTGTCAGATAGGTGACTTTGTCGTCTTGTACGGCGAGCGCAAACACTGGGGTTTTGAATGACCATTCGTCGCTACCTGTAGTAATTCGTATCGGGTTGATTGGTTGCATGAACTCAGTCATCGTTTGGTTTCCTTGCTAGTCGGTCGCTGATTTTCTCTAGGTCTTTGGGCCGCCAAACGTGTACTTCCTCGCCTGAGTCCTCGAGCGCGTTGATCCAGTCCCACTGCAAATTACTGACAACACCTTTGGCACCTTTTAATTCAACAAAGATGGTGCCTCGAAAAGGGTGGGTCATGACTAGGTCGGGGAAGCCTTGGTTGCCTGTGTTGGGCGTGATCCATTTGCCCGGTCGGACTAGGGCTGGGTGTGTGTGCATGACGCGCCAACCATGCAATTTAGCCAATGTTATAACGGTCTTTTGGAAGTCGGCTTCTAATATTGCGCTCACTTGTGGCCCTCGCTTAACCATTGTTGACAAGCAACACAATTAGGGTGCATTGAGGCGTATAGGTTTTCGCGTGAGTTGTGCCATTTGTGTGCGTCGTGTTCGCTTGGTCGTTTGCAGCGTTTGGCAGTGCTGCCACAATCGGGACATTTGGCAACTGCTGGAGGTAGATGCTCAACCACCGTTCATCAGCCGATCAATTAGTGCGGACGCTTCACGCTTGGTTTCAGGGACTGCACCCTCCCAGTTTTTGGCTCGAAGCATCCCCAACTGCTTGGCGGTCGGCGGTTCACCCGATGAGCCGAGCGTTTGGGTGCGTGGTTGTGCAGCTTGTGGTGCGTTGGTTGTTGTTTGTGGCTCTTGCCCTTGGCGGTACACCTTGACCATTTCCTCCAGTGACGCACGTTTGTTAGAGCCCTGATACTGGTAGTTCGCAAGTGCGCGTCCAGCGGCCGAAGTTTCACAGTTTTCTAACGCGCTGGTTTTGTTGACCATTGACGACCCTCGGACCTCTTCGGCAAACCCTGTCGTTGTCGGTACTGGGTCAGCGATGTCGGCATATAACGATGCTTTCATGACGATTCGAGTGCCGTCGTCCACAATGATCTCGGTGACAATGCGTCCGCGTGGGCAGTCTTTCCAAAACAGTGGGAGACGTTCTTGCACTGATGCGTAGTCGGCTGGGTTAAAACTCATGTCCGGGTGTCCTCCTGTTGGATCTTAATTAGGTTCTGATAGTGCTCTTGTTTGTAACACTTAAAGCAATACACCGCCCATGTAGACGGTGAGTAGTGAAATATGTTTGGGCCTTCAATCCATAATTGGCACCCGGCGCATGTTCCGCGGATCGGTTTGCCAGCCATTACGAACCAAGGTTTCGGTCAAAGGCTTGGCGCTGTTCAGGCGTCATTCTTGCGTAATTCAAAAGGTTGTTGCAGCGGACGCGTTCGTTGTGTTCTAAGCCTTCCCAATCTGCTAAATAACCGCATTCCAAACAGATGCCGTGAAGAATCTTTTGAAGGATGTTGTCGTAATGACCTAACTCTTTTTCGCATCGATCACAGTTCATTTAAAACCGCCCAAACGCATAGCCACGATCGCGTCTTGTGTCGACTTGGTCAGGTTAGACAAATAGATGCCGTTCTCTTCAGCAACATAAGCCAACTCAAAAAGCGCCTTTCTAAGCATTGCCACGTCGTCTCTGAGGCGTTCAATCTCCCAAATAGATGCTTTCATCGCAATATCGGCTTTGGAGATCATGGCGGTCAATTCCGCAAGTTCTTTGGTCATGGTCGGGGCTCCTTGATTTGTCGGTATTTGCCGTCACGGTACACCAGCGGTGTCGCTGGGTTTGTGTCAGATTGTAGTTGGCGTCGTTCTTTCCATGTGAGACCCCCCCAAATGCCGTAGCACTCAAGTTGAGTTGTGGAGTATTTGAGGGACTCGGCTAGGCAAGACGGCCTAACGATGCAGGTCGCGCAAACGGCTTTTGCTTCAGCAATTTTTTTGCGTGAGTACCGTTCGCCCGGTTCAAAGATGAACAGGTTTAAATCCATGCCTCGACACGCCGCGTGATCCCACCAGCGGTCTAGCACAGTCGCCAAGGTTTCCATCCGCATCCGCCACCCTCGGCAATATCGGAATAAAGCAAGTAGGCAAATCTGAGGTTGAGGGTTGGGTCTGACATGGCTTCAGCGAACGGCATATTGAACACTTGCTCAACGTACTTGGTATGGATCTCGTTGATCTGAGCGACGCCGTGGTCGTGGCCGTTGAAACGGTCTGCCAGTTCGGGGTCACTGGACATCGGTGTAATGTTCAGGCACCTTGTTTCTTTCCAGAGCAGGCGACCTAGTTTTTGCAATGTCTCAGTGTTGTTGGGCCAGCCAACCGAGATCGCTGCAGGGAACCATTCTTGGCATTTAGTGTCTGGGTCAAACGGCGCAAGGGTTGTCACTGGTTGCGTCGTGGTGGTGGTCGTAGTCGTTGTCAGTTCTTCGGCGCGGTCTTCGAGTTGTTCGGGTGTCAGGTCCTGCAATGTGATTGTTTGCCGGGGCGCAATAGTAAGCATCGGTGACGATTCCTGAACGCCTGTGATCGCCCAGACTGCCAGCATTGCGTAAGTGGCTAAAGCTAAAAAGGTAAGTCGTTTAAGGTTCATTTAGTAGTCCTCTGATAGGTCCGCAACTGATTTGCGGGTGCTGAAGAATCCTTCAAGCATTGGGTTGTTTTGCATGATTTCGCGTGCCAGATAGGCGCGATAGTTGTTGTTGAACTTGAACTCACTGTTTGGGTCGTAAGTGGTTGAGTGCTGAAAGCGTAGGACTTCTACGAGTGCGCCAATGCCGTAATGGTTGTGGCCGTTGTTGTACAGCGCGTAACACATTTTGGTGAGTCGTTCAATGACCCACGGGTTTGCTTCTTTGAAGGCTTCGTATTTGAGTTTCTCGGCTGGAACTTCGAGAACGTCAAAAAGGGATGGTTGCATTGTTTCCTCCTGCGGTCGGGGTCCCGCTATTACGGGACGCACTTGGTTGCCAGTCATTAGACCGACTTCCAGACCAAATGTCAAGTCACCGCACGTCGAGTGTAGGAAAAGCCGCTATGGCATCTAGGACGGCTTGTGGCAAGTTGTCTCCACAGACGTAGCGGATATGCCACGCTTCTGCGTTAGCACCGTTTTTGACTTCCCATGAGAACCCAAACTTTAAGGCGTTGCTGGTGGAGAATCCGTCGCCTAGTAACCATTCGAGTCGTTTGCCTGAAGCTGACGCGACATCTATGGCAAGCCCCCAGCCGTGATTACTTGTACCGGGTGTTCCTGCTGGGGCGAAACCTTGTTTCAGGAACCACACTTGCCCGTTGTATTTGCGGGTCACTTGAGGTTTACGAAAGTTGGGTTTGGCTTCGTACCGTTCATTGAACAGAGCCACCTGTTGGGTTAGTGGGCGGTATGCGCCGACGTGCTTGAGTTCTATTCCGTCAAAGTACGCGGCGAGCTGTAGCGCGTTCCATGCTGTGGCCGCGAGGCTGTGCAGTTTGCCGTTTGGGGCTTTGATGTCGCGTAATAGGGCTGGTTTGATTTCGCCGTTCTTTTGACCTTCTAGGTCGGTCGGCATGATCAGGGGTAGTACCGGGTAGTCAGTCATCTTGTTTGTCTCCCTTGTCTTTAAGGCCGTTACTTGCCAAAATTCCAGATAATGCACCGGTAAGAAACAACATCATTGGTGATAGTAACGCCCAAGCTGATTCGTCATTAGGGCTGACTTCCAAAGGTTGAATTACAAACAGCAGGCCGTACAACAAAGCTGCAGTTGAACCTAGAAACGCTACGGCTAAAGCAATACCCACGATGAGTATTAGTCGGGCTTTAATTTCTGAGTTTGTGTATTTCTTCATTGGTTGCACCTTTGGGCTGTGGGTTGGGTTTGGCAGTTGTCTCGAGTGCGGTCGCTACAGCTGGTAACAACAAACATTAGGGCCACAGCCAAAAGCGCAACAATGCCAAGCGTTTTCATGTCAAAGGGTTGTTGATGTTGTAAACGGACTGGGTCACCCATGCTTCATATTCGTCGTCAGTCATTAGGCGTTCTGTGTCGTCAACCTGAATGTAAACAGAGTCCTGTGGGTTTAGGGCCATGTATTCTTCGGGGGTCATTTTAGTTCCTCATTCCGTAAACTCGAATCGTTCCACCTGTCATAGTTCCCACTGCTGTCGCAAGAATGAACGATGTGTAAGAAGTTGAATTGTTTAGATATCCGGCTTGATTACCTGCATAAAAAGTACTGTTTGCAATAGATGCTCTGATGCTTGTACCTTTACTAAGGAATGGTGAGTTAAGTTCAATCACAGCATTCAATCCAGTTGTTTGGCCTGAGCCGACATAATCCCAGTTTCCAACATTTGCGCCACCTGTTGCTGCTGGTGTTGTGTTGTATGCGCTGTAGGAAAGGCTGTAGTAGTAGCCAGTTGTGGTTGATCCTAATTTGAGGTTGAACGCTGAACCTGAAATGTTGTTTGCGCCACCTGAGACTGTAATCAAATAGTTCTCGTAGTCAGTTGAAAAAGCACCAGTCACGGTCACGCTAGAAACGGCCGTACCAATCGTCTGAGTCTTGACGAGCCACAAGCCGACAGCGTTCATCTGTGCCGCTGTCAGGACTGCGCCCGAACTGAAATCTGGTGGTGTAGCCATAATTTCTCCTTTACCAGCCGAGTCGACTGGTGTCTAAAATACCTAAAGTTGATGAGTTAAGCGTAAAAAATTGGTAGTACGTCAACGGACTAAACGACAAATCAAAAGTGGTTTGCTCCGGCGTCACGTTAATTTTATAGCCTTCCATCACCATGTCTTGACTGTAATCGCTAAGTTGATTTGGCGGCCGATACTCAAAATTGACTGTTCTGTTGTTTGAACTAAAACATTCATACAACCATGATTCTAAAGCGTCGCTGTTTTGCGCTACATCACTAAAAGAACAAGTAAACCGTTCTTGCGTTGGGTCGTCAAAATTGTTTGCAATCCAATCAGCGTTACCACTTGCCTGCGTAGTTGTGTAATCAACTGTTGACGACGAATAAAACGCAGGGCCGTATGTTGAAACAGAAGTGGCGTTAGTACTGGTTTGGCTAGCCAAGCCGTTAGGTGAAACTGTCGCCGTGTTAATAAATTCAAAACCTGCCGCTATGCGTTCAAACTGTTGGTATGCAATCCGTGTTGTTGATGGCGTACGACCTATTTTTGTAGCAATCGGTGCAAGGGTTGAAACATAATTACGCCCAATAAATTGAAGGGCATTGCCTTCTAGAAAACAGTAACCCCGTTCTGTGGTCACAAGAAAGTTCAAATAATTGGTGACTGTGCCGGTATAAGTAGTTCCGCTAGCAATGGAACCTGAACCGTAACCGATGACGCCCATATCGGCAGGTAAAATACCTGAACTACTAAAAGTGTCTAACTGGTTATCGCAAGTATCTTGAGCAATCACAAAATTAGTTGCTTGGATTCGACCAGCCCTAGAAATGAAATCAGCACAAGTAAACGTGACGGTGCTTAAACCTGTGTCGCCAGGGTAATCGTCATATGTTATTTTTTGTAACCAAAAATGGCAGTTAAAATCGCCAGCAAGGTATGTACCTTTGACCGTTAACATTTTGCCGTATTCAACAGTTGCAGCAAAATTGTCGTTGTTATTAAGTGTGATAACGCATTGACCACCCGAATAAGTGTCCAAATATTGTTCACGGCCACCAGTAATGTTTAACGACAAAACACGGCTAGTAAAACTTGTTGCGCCTCCGTCAGCCGTGACAGTCCAAGTCATTTTCGGCATTACATCGCCCTAGTGTTTACAGGCACTGGGCCCAACTGACGCACGTACTGTTGCAAGGCTCTAACGATGCTGTTGGGGTCGCCACCGTTGACATTGACCGTGATCGTGTTGCCACCCATCGCACTGTTAGGCGTGATGTTGCCAGACGACGACGGTGTAAACAACTCTGGACCGCGCTCACCCACAAGATATGAACCGCCCGGTGCGACTGGACCCCCGAGGGCTCTCGGACCACGGAACCGCATCGCGTTCAATTCAGGCGTGTAACCGCCAGCACTGATGGTGTTAATGAGACCTAGAGCGCGCTCAAGTTCGCCAGTGTCAACAAGGACTCGAATCTGATTTTTTTGTGAGTCAGTCAACGCAATAGTTTCGGCAAGATCAAGGATCATTAGTTTGGCGTCAATGAGCCCTTGCTCATATTCGCTTAAAGCACCATCGGCACCGTTAAAAGCCTCAACAGCTTTTTCTTTTAGTTGGTCTAACTGTGCTTTAGCATCAGCCATGGCACTGTCAAGTTTTAATGTTCCAATTAAACCTTGCCACTTTAAATCTGTTGTTGAAACTTCTTCACCCTGTTCATCAATTGCTCTAGTGACGCCCTGTATGGCGTCAATCCGACTGCGGTAATACTGTTTGTATTTATCCATTTCGGCATTTAAGCCAGCGACCTTTTCTTGTGCGAAACCAGGCTGACCGTCAGCACTAGCAAAAAAACCACCTGTAGCAAGATGCAACAATGGATCAGGAATAAGGCCCACTGTGTCACTAATTTTTTCAGCAATTTCTAAAACTTGAACTAATTTAGGGACAAGATATTTGCCGACTTCTAAAGTAACTGCTTCAAATTTGTCTTTAAGTTGATCTACAGCGTCACGGTAATCTTTAGCGTTCTGCAAATCATCTTCGCTAATAACTTTTGAACCCGAAACACTGTCAAGGGACTTTCGGAGATCGTCCGCGCCACCTTCAATAAGTTCGGCCATCCCTTGCCAGCCCTTGCCAAGCAGTTGAGCGGCAACCCTTGCTTTTTCGGCTGGGTCCTTAATGTCCTTAATTCGCTGAATTGTGTTTAGGAATGTTTCGTTGACGTCTAACGATCCATCTTTGAGATACACGAGGTCTACGCCAAGGTTTCGCACTTTGTCCGGGTCAGCACCGATTGTTTTGTTGAGTCGTCCAATAGCGCCCTCGAGGGCGTCAACTGGGACACCAATGTCCCCAGCGGCTTCGATATAGCGTGAGGCGTCCTCAACGGCCAGACCTGTAGCGTCCGAAAATTTGCCTGCAGAAAGTGCGAGGTCTTGAAAGTCGCCAATTGCTTTAATAGCAAACTTACCGATTGCGGCACCAGCTGCTATAGCGAATGTTGCGGCGTTGGCTTTAACGGCGTCTAAAGCGACTTTGGAACCAGCCTTAAACTTGCCCATTCCACCCTCGGCGTCAGCAACGGCAGTCTTAAAATTACCAAAAGCGGCTTTAGCGGATTTGATGCCAGCATCGGAAAACTCAGTAAGAATCGGAATGTTAATTGCCATCAGAATTTAACTTTCATTAGTTCCTTGTTCGCTTCAAAGATTACCTCTTTGATAACAGGCTCTAAGGCTTTTTGGAAGTCTGGGATCGCTTTTTCGCCACCAGCCCAAACCATGCGCGACGGACCGCGACCAATCTTTTGCGTAAGTAATCCCGAAAAGTTTGGGCGACTACGCGGACCACCACGGCCTCCACCGCCAGCCTTGCCAGCCATATCTGCAATCGCGAGTGCTGCACCTTTTGTCCCTACAGTGATCGTGCCAATAGTTTCATACTGGGCACCTTTTTCAATGTTGCGTTTGCGTGCTTTTCGAGTGTTGGTCTTAACCACAATGTTCTTGGTCTGACCGTTCTTCCACCCGGTACGCCACGGGCCGTCCATGCCTCGAGTGGGCGACGACGACGGAACCAGCGGTGTAATTGCGTCAACAACGACCTTGCCTAGTTCACGGATCTGCTTGCCGTAAGCACGACGCAATTTAGGGTCAATGGAATTTATGGTGCGCAATGCCTCCTTAAGGCCTTTCACTTCCAAACTTATTCCCAGACTCATCGCTTGCTCTCGTTCTGCTCGATTATCAACCTGATCATTTCGTCAATGATCTGAGCTGGTGTTTCCATCAGATCCAACGGACTGATGCCTGTACGAACAGCAAGCTGCGCGATCAGGTTTGTTGCTCTTCCTGCGGGCCCTGTTTGGCTTTTGGGATAAACGTGATATCCATGACGTTCTCTACCCAAGTGTTAAACAACGGGACCACAATTTTTTTGGTTCGTAACGCATCCCAAGCCAACCATGCGAGAGGCTTGAATTTCATGTCCTCTAAGAAACGGCCCACGGAGAGCGTGGGGTGGTGATCTTCCCACCTGCACGCAACTCCGTAGGTGATCGGTGCTTCGAATGTTTCACCGTCAGCCATTTCTACTTTTAATGTCATGCCAATCATGTCGGGGTCCTTTTGTTAGTTGTTGATTACGGGCTGACGATGTCGCGGACCCAAGTGCCACCAGTGAAGGTGACTGAGAC